ATGGTGCTGTTGCTACTCCTATTTGCCCATTGCCATCAAATTTTACACGTTCAGCACCATTAGTGTTAAATGACATTGCATTATCACTATTAGTGTAAATAATGCGGCCCTTAACATCGACACCAGCGCTATTAAAATCAATTAAGCCGCCAGTAGCGCCACACAACTCAATAGAACCATAGGCAGTACCGCCACTCATTCCAATATGAACGCCTACAGCATCGGGAGTGCCATCAATAGCTCCCGTTACTTGTAATGCTGATGTTGGCGCAGTTGTCCCAATACCAACACGACCATTAGTGCGATCTACATACAGAGGAGCAGTAGCTATATTTGTGATTTGAAAGTTAGTGCCATTATAAACAACGGTAACAATGTCGTTTGCTATAAACTCGTTACCAACAAGCGCGGTTCCCTGTCGCTGCATTGTTGTTGCAGCAGTGCCGTCAATCTTTAAGGTAGCTGCTACACCATTCGCTGCATTAGCCTTAAAGCTATACTGCGCACCCGTTACGAGTGCTATGATAGTTGGCGTAGCTGTTACAGTAAATGCCGTAGCAGTTCCTGCTGTCGTGCCAAGGTATGAAGACGTACCATCCTGCACTTGGCCAACTTGAGCAGCATCACTACGAAGAGTGCCAGCAGTTAGGTTAGTAATCTTGTTACTACCCATGCTCAAAGTACCGGACATTCCATTTTGACCAGTCTTGTTTAAGCACTGATCAATGCCAGTAGTGAAGTCGTTGTCTTGGGTATCATGACGACTAGCCTCAATACCAATGCCATTCGATGCGTCGCTAGCCCATGTTGGATTTGCTCTCGTAAAGTTTCCCCCGCTCCAAGCCATTGTCGTCTCCTGATATTATTGTATTAAAGCCAAAGCTTCTTCAGTTGTTAATTCTCGTGATGATGGAGCCGATACTTGTTGTAAAGGCGTCATCATTTGCTCTTGAGGCAATCCATATCCAGATAAAGCTGGTGCTAATGCGCTACTGCGTAAGACTGTGCTTGGAATACCAGTAATCAATCCACCTTGCCCGCCAACACCTGCCAAAGCCTGACTTAATCGACTTAATCCACGACCAGCTAATTGTTGACCTTTAGGGGTGGCTAATAATCGCAAGCCCATTGCACCAGCAGCACCGGCTTCTGGTTCGCCAAACAATCCTCCTAGAGTAGCGCCTCCAACTAATCCAGCGCCGCCAGTAGTGTAAAGTTGCCGCATGGCATTGTTAATAATTGACTCTCCTTCTGTAGCTCTTTTGGTGCGTTCTATGATTGGTTCAACTACAATTAAGTCTTGCTTTTGTTTGTTAAGGTCTTTCACTTCAGGAGCATATTTTTCTATGTGCTCTTTCATTTCACGATAGAGCGTTCTCCAAAAACCTGGATCTGATTGTGGTGAGTTTTTCCAGTTTTCACCGATAATTTTCTTTTGTGTGTTCAGATAGGTAAGTTGACCTTTGCCTTCTCGCTTTAAAGCATCTGAATATCGCTCTAATTGAGAGAGGTATCTGTCTACGTCATCAGCAGCTACACGTTCAGATATATATTTCAATGTCTTATCAAAGGAGGGATTTGATATAGCTTTTGTGCGTTTTTGTAAGACAGATTGAATCTGATTTTCAATTCCCTCTTTAGCGTCTTGCAAACGGCCATACATCACATTGGGGTCAAGCGAATTGCCGAGAGTTTTATTTTCTATTACTTGATTCAAAGATTTTTGAACTTGAGTTTGAAAATCACCTTGAACGCTTTCAATAATACTGTTCCTAGCTGTTTTTGTATAATCAGATTTACGAGCACCCAGTGCTGTTCTTACTAAGGCTTCACCTGTCCTCTTTGTTAAAGGAGCTGCTGCTCTTGCCCCAGCGCCAATTACTGGAAGCAATCCGGCAACTCCTCCTCCAATGCCACCACTTAATGTGGCTAGACTGGCAATATCTTCTGCTGGAACTTCAACGCTTAAAGCGGGAGCTGCACTTAAAGCCGCTGAAACAGGCACAGCTCTTGCCAATGCCGGAACTAATGCTTGCCCTCGCTGAACAAGTGCTGCTTTTGGTATTGGAGCTTTCAAGGCGCCAGCTAATTCTACAATTGGTGCGCCACCAATAAGTGGTACAGACTCAGGAACAACATAACCTTGTTCAGTCTGTGCCGCACGACCAAGAGCTTTTAGTTCTGCTAACTTAGCTCTTTCTTGTTCAAAACTTGTAGCTGAAGGTTGTCCTGTATATAGACTTGCAAGGTCTGAGAAAATAGCAGATCCGCCAGCAGCTACATTTCCTGTTAGTCCGTAGGTCAGAGCATCAGCAAGACTTAATAGTCCACCTGCCCCAACGGCAGCAGCTCTACGATATGGAGAACTTACATCAAGTAAACTAGATCCATAACTGGGTTGTAAAGATGAGGTCGAAACCATTGGAGTGCTTGAAAGACTTGGAGAACCTTCTAACAAACGCAATGCTTCTTCGGTTGTAAGTTCTTTATCAGCCATATAATTATGGTTTTACCCATCCCCCACCTGGTCCACGAACGAAACCAGCATCAAGCAATTTTTGGTCTGTTGCACTTACGTTGCTCGACAAATTACGTTCAGTTACATTCGACAAGTAGTCATAAATTGGAACACGATTTTCATTGTATCTACCGTTTTTGAACACTTCTTTTTCTTTATATTTAATCCAGAGCGAATCTGCTCCAACTGCGGAACCTTTTTGCGCTATGTAAGATTCAACAAAGTCGGCGTATTCCTGTTCCAAATCTCCAATAACTTCCATCTTACGAATGATTTTTTCATTTTCTGAAGGAGTATTAGAAGATGAGGGTCCAGCGCCGATAAGGATTTGATTTTCTTTTTCAGTAACAGCACCAGGAGATCGACCAATTTTAACTATATCGGGTTTGACGGAATCAAGAAGTTTAACTGCATCCTGCTTAGCTTGTTGTTCAGGACTAAAAACAGCCGCAACTCGGGAAGCTCTTTCTCGTAATCCTCCTAAAGCACCCCCAGTCATTCCAGCGGCGTCTACTCCTGCACGAGCAGTAGAGGTTATTTCATCAAACAATAATGCTCTTTCACGAGAACTATTAACGCGCTCTGCTGCACCTTTATTTGCACTCGTATCAACAGCAAGATTCTTTTCGGCGTAAACAAGAGCTTGATTTGCTGTCATTCCCATGTCCCTGCCACGCTGAATCAAAGCATCTCTACGGCCAGCTAATGTTTCAGGGTCGGTAATATTCAACGGTTTGCCAACAGTACCAGGTTGACCAATGACACTACCACCGCCACCGCCGCCGCCACCACCAATACGTCTTGCACCAGATAATTCTGCTGCTTTACGAATGTCTCGGTCGTAAAGTGCAGTGCCAAGTGGTCCTAAATCAAATTGAGCTACACCTGTTCGCTTAGCTACTTCTTGATCTACCAGTTGCTTCATAGCTGCCTGTTGAGCAGCAAGGCGAGTATTTACGCCTAACAGCTTTCCTTGCATAACAGTGTCAGGAGTTGATTCTATGATGCCTAAACGAGCCTGTGGAGACTGAGCTTCTAGCAGTTGTAGTCCAAGTCTATTAGCTTCTAAGGATTGTTCAGCAGCAGACTGTCTAGCCTGATAGCCAAGCAAGCCGCTTATAAGAGCACCACCTAAAGCTATGCCTATGTTCGTGCCAGCACCCTGATAAGGGTTCATCAAATTAGGTAAAGACGAAGCCAATACCTGAGAGCTTGTGCCATATCCAGTTTCTGCTGGATCATAGTTAAGTCCAGCTAGTGCTCCGTATAAATCTTCACCTGCCATATTTTACCTTCTATTAGCTATCCCAAGAGTAGTGCCTTGAGTGATTCCTGTTGCTACCGCTTGCCCTGTAGATTGTTGTGGTTGTTGAGGTTGCCCGTACATACTTGCAACGTAATTAGCGTAAGCATTTCCATCTTGCGATTGACCGCCGCCACCTGATCTCTGTAGTTTTTGAGCTTGTTTGAACTTCTGTTCATTGAGTTGTTTTTCATACTCAAATCTTTGTTTCTCTTGCTCAGATGCAAATTGACCTTGCAATCCAGCAACGTATGGAGATTGAATAGCCTGGAAGTATTCTGCTGGACTAAGTGCAGTTTTATACGCTTGTCCAAAAGCTTGTGCATTAACACCATAAGCAGCTTGCTCAGCAGCGTTTGCAGCTTCTTGTCGTGCTCTATCTTCTCTATCATTTAGGTCACGCACCATAGCCTGAGCTGCTGGTGAGTTTGGATCTAACCCTCGCTCTGCAATAGCTTGTTGGGTTGATTGACGCTCTCGTCCAAACTGCTCTGCATTACGTCGCTCAAACTGAGATAACACGCTTTGTCGTGCTCTATCCATTTCTTGAGTGAAACCCATCTCATATTTTTGTTCCATCTCATACGGGTCAAATTCTTTAAACTGACCTGTAATATCAGTGTACGCTTCTGTGCCCTGTCGCAATGGCTGCTCTGCAAGTTCTTCTGGCGTTGGAGGTGCCAGAGTTGTAGGTGCTGCTGGGGTTGGCTTAGGCTTAGGCTTTTTCTCATCCTCTCGACGACCACGACCTGGCAATGGTTTACCCCCAGATGTTACAAGATTGCCTTTTGGATCTCTGTAAACGCCAGGAGAAAGACGAGTAAGTCCCTTTGGCTTATCCTTAGGGTCTTGTGCCATTGCTCCTTTCTTTGGAGGTTTATTAGCACTGCCTGTTGGTTTAGTTGTTTTCTTTGCCATAACTATACCTGACCACCCATATCGTATCTTATCTCAAATCCTAGTATTTGCATGGTAGTGTTTTTTAGTGAACCACCAAAACGTATTGCTGCACAATGACCTTGGCCTTTGGTAGCGTACCTATCAAACGTATACTCAACTCCTGATGACCAAGGACTACCCCAAGGACTTCCCCAAGGCGTAAATGTACTTGTTGGAGATGTCACTGAAGTAACGGCGTATCCTTGCTTAAAGTCAGTATCAAGTCCGATATTTAATGTAACGCCACGACGAGTTTTAAGGATAGGTCTAATATCTTTAAACGCTTTGTAGTTTGATCGTGATCCGTAAAAGCTAAATGCTCCAATAGCTGAAAAGGTAATTGCTTGGCTATCTGTAGAAGTTATTGCGTCAGCCTGACCTGTTTCGCCACTCCAAATGATACCAATAGAAGAAGCATAAAAAGGGAGCTTGTTAAACAAACAACTCGATAAAGCGTGTTCGTCTGTATAAAGTTTAAACTTAGTCCATCCCTTCGTATCAATCGAATATACTAAGAAATAACAACCTGAACCGGAAGTTGGCAAAGAGATGTATACTCGTCTGCCTTGTGGCCAGAAAAAGCCAGTCCACTCATGGTCAAACCCTACTTGAGTAGCAAGCTCAGAGATAAGAGGGTTAATACGATAGCTAAGTATGTTTAGAGCTTGCTCTGGGTCAGATTGAAAAAGCCCAGAAAGAGGTACAATACCTTGTTCAGTAATAACCCATATATCGTTGTTTACTCGTATAAAGGCTCTATACCCAAGAGGCCGACCGATGACGTAACGAGCTACAATGCCCCAAGTGGTAGGGTCGCCAGCGTAGACACCGTTGTAAAAGACTATCTCACCTTCTGAACTACAAGCCCAAAAGTAGTCTTGGGAGGTTGTACTGGTTGTATTGCTGAAGCTACCAATACCGACAAGGTAGCCACCTCGTGTGAATACATAACTAAAGTCAAAGCTAGTAAGAGCAGGAGTGCCACCACTACCAGTGACCTGTAATCCACCATACCAAATCTTAGCTGTGTTCTTTTCTACAAAGTATAATCGCTCTTTGTAGGCTGTAACATTGACCAGATTGCTTAAAGTAACGCCAGTAAAAGTAAGATCAGAAAAAGCAGCAGCAATCCCATCCCATACCTGTGCATTATCTTGACCATTACAAAGATAAATTTTGTTATTATAAATAATAGTTTGCCAGTCGCCTGATGTTGGAACGGTTGTCCCTGTTCGATTTGTTACAGTGCCACCGGTTGTTACTGAATAAAGTTTAGTTTCCGTTCCAGCAATAAGAAGGTTAGTTGCATCAGCTTTAATTAAAGGAGCAACAAATTTGATTGCAGTTGCAACTCCTATATCTGCAAACTGAGTATAACCAAGACGAACGGTTGGAGCGGCATTGCCAGGAAACACGTTTACTAAGTCCAGCGCATAGGCTGGATCCATGTTATCAATCGGACTTACTAGGTCCAATCCCCCGTAAGGCGGGGATACTGTAAAACCCTGAAAAGCCATGAACTACCTTTTGTATGGCATCATTGGTTGATACTGTTGTGGATTCGACATTTGCTGTTGCATTTGTTGTTGCTGAACATTAAACGCAGGACTAGGCCCACCATAGATGCCTGTGTTTACCGATTGTTGTGGCATCTGTTGTGACATTTGCATTTGTTTCCACTGTTCAAATGATAGCTCAGGCATTGGCGTACTCATTTGCGGGTTTTGCATCATTGGTGGTTGCTGTTGTCCACCTTGCTGCAAAAGTTGACTAATAGAATTAGGTCTTTGTGGTTGCTCAAAAGCATAATGTTGCAATAATTGATTTCTATCAAACTGCGGCATTTGAGGCATTTGTCCCATCATGTTGCCAATAGGTGCTGAACCTTGACCATCTTGTTGAGCACTGCCAGCAGGTGTACCAAGTGGAGCAGGAGGACGAGTAGCAATTTGTCCTGGTTGTTGCTGATTCATTGCATCAACTAAACGACTTGCTTGAGTAGGTGGTGTTGCAGAACGGGCAAGTTGTCTACCGGAACTAGTTTGTAACTGACCCCTAGGACCGCGATAAACACCAGGAGAAAGCCTTTGAGGTAGTGGCTTGTCTGATGGAGTAGTTGGCATACCAAGGCGTCGTTTCTCTGAAGCTGGCAAAGCAACACTTACTGTTGGTTCTTTTTTCATTGCAGTTTTTCTTGCCATATTACCTACTTTTTACCCATGTTTGATTGGAGCACATCACGGATGGATTTAGTTTTTTGTTTTTCTTCTGGAACTGATATTTGTGGTTTATTAACTACCGGCGCTACTTGTCGTGATGTTGTAGCAGGAGGTGCAGCTACACCGGCTTGTTTTGCAAACTCTGAGCTACTCAACATTGCATTGATATTTGCTGTAACTTCTTCTTGAGTTTTAGCGTTAGACGTAGCGGCATTTACTAACATGCCAGTGTATTGCTCAGGTTTAACTTTACCATCTTGACCTTCGTAAATCTTACGAATCATCGGGTCAATTTGTTGAACTGCAAATTGAGCAAGTGGATTAGAAAAGTCTACATCCCAAGCCTGGCGAGTTTTCTTTTTATCAATATTTTCGCCAATATTTTGCAACTTAGTTTTACCATCTAAACCTACATTGTACTGCGAACCATCTGCTAAAGTAACATTGTAGGAATCATCAGCAACGCCTGTTTGCTTTAAGAGGCCACGGAAATCATCGCGCAATAGTTGTGCGTCAGACTTGCCGGTCGTCATCATTTTACCAATGGAACGCTTGCCCATCAACTTGAGAGCCAAGTTAGGAGCAAAACCTGTTGCCATGTTTACTCCTTGGTTAATGTAATCTTCTCTCGTCCCGCGTCCTCGTAGAATGTCTTTCATCCCGGTTTCCCAGGCTGTTGATAATGCCGCTGCTCCTACAGCTACAGGCAATGCTACAGAACCTATTGTTCCAAGAGTGGATCCTGGTGCTGCACCAGCCAGCGGTGCGGTAGTTTGCGTTCCAAGAAGTGTTGGAGTAGCTACAGTTGTTCCAGCAGTGCCACCTACTGTTTGCGCTCCAAGGAGAGTAGGAGTTGTTACTGCACCAGTGCTTGCACCAGATCCAAACAATCCAGCTAAATTAGGAAAACCACGGAGTGCTTCCTGTGTAAGCAACAGTCCACCAACCGTTCCACCAGTTTGAGCTAACGCATTACTTTGAGCTTGATTAGCTTGTTCTCGTGCTCTTTGTTCTGGTGTTTTTGGTGCTCCAAATCTTTGTTCAACCATCTGCACAGCTTGGATTGCTGGTATGCGTTGGCTTTGTAGCCAAAGGTAATACGCTCTTGGGTCTTGCTGCGTGATTGCTGGCTCTTGTCCATTCATAATTATATCCAGGTACCAAACACTGCTACACCGTTTCTAGCAAACATTGGATCACGCATGTGACCTCCGGCATACAACACTTTGCCGTTCTGATCTCTGCTAAACTCTTCGTTTAGTTGCATATCAAATCGTGGGCGTATGCTGTCTAAACCGTGAATCTCTGCAAATCTTTCTAGGATACCTTGCTCAAGAAGTTTCTCTTGGAAAATACTTTGGTCTGTATTGGCTAAGAATTGATTGTAAGGACCGCTATAGTAGTCCCATGTCACACCACCATCAGACACGCTTCCGCTTGTGTGCGTAGGTACTGTGCCTCCTGTAGTCCCACCAGCAGTGGTTTGATAGTAGTTACCGTTATAGAAGCAATAAGAGTTGGCAGCAAATGCTGTAGAGGCGGTCCAAATTACTGGACGCACCGAACGGTCTGCAATGTACTCGAAGATGATTACATCACCGCCATAGGTAGCCCCTGGGGTCGGAGAGATAAGAAGTTCAGAGTTAGTAATACCTCTGATTTGAAATCTTTGGTAAACGGCGGTGTTAAGTCCGAAACCTTGAATCTCTGCAAATTCTTGAGGACTCATTGGACCAAGAACTCTCCAACGAGTGCTTTGGTTCCAAAAGGTTTCGTAATGATAATAAGAAAAAGCCGCTGGTAGTTGGTAAGTTGCCTGACCTCCTACCAGCGTTATTGAACCAGAAGCGTAACACTTGGGCCATGGGTACGCTTCAAAGATGTCACGGTTGATTCTATTTGCGATAGCAAGGAGCTGCTTAGTTGTAACTTCATTGGAGGCAAGAATGTTAGTCTCGACTGTATAGCCAGCTTCGTTTGCTACGTTTTGAATAACCGTTGAAATCGTCATACTTTTCTAGGTCGTCCTCTTCTTCGCACTTCTGGTGCTGCGTCTCTTTCATCGTCAGCTTCGATGATATCTTCTTCCAGAGCTTCAACAGGCGTTGCTAATGCCTGAGTAGAACGGATCACCTCCTTTCGTTGGTCACGAAGGTCAATGCCCTCGTTAGCTTCGACACGCTGCAAAAGAAGCTCAACCTTATGCTCTAGTGCTTTGCGCCGAGAAGTTTCAACGTCTAACAACTGCTTGAATTTAACTACTTCACCTTGATCTGATTGTGCGGCTTCAAGCCAATCTTTGGCTAATTTTACGAACTTAGACAAGGGGCCAAGTTTTCGTTTTACTTCGTCTGATGCAGCCGATAACTGCTCTACGGTTTTAAAGCCAAGGTACTGCAATTCACGCATTGCTGAACCAGTCATCAATGGCCATTCAGCCAAAGGTGAACCTTCGGATACTGGGTCTGAACCGGCTTTAAATCGAGCGTAAATCTCTGGGTACTCTGCCATGTCCTGCGGCTCAATCTTACGAACCGTCTCATCCATGCCAGGCCATTGGATAGAAATGGAAGGAATCTCGTCAAAAATAGGACGACCTTGCGCTAACGACTTTTCTCGGTTCTCGTTATAAGCAAAGAAGAATTTAATGTTCGCACCACTGTACCGCTTTTTTGGCTGCGAATTACCGCTCATAATGCTCTGCCAATCAATTTGTGCCATTCATAGCTCCTATATGTGCGTCGTAACGCTTGTTTAGCTAGTTATAGTATATTTTTATGAACATTCATAAACTAACTAATATTATAGAATGACGTTTGGTTAGCTTCTATTGTTTCTCTAGTAGACGTTCCAAGATTTGCAACAATAAACACTGCTTCTTGAATACCTCCGAAATGAGATTCTGCAATGTTACCAACAGCTCCAAAATTACAAGTGCCAGGGTATCCAACTGTGCCAGTGCCTGAGTTTATTCCCTTAACCCAATTTATGACGCCAACACCAGATGTGAAGGTACCTGTTTGAACAACTGGTTTGTTACTGACCAGTGCTGGTCCACCAGTAAATCCAGAACCTGTATAAATGTCATATTTACCGGCATAACCACCTATCAACCAATTATTGCTACCGTTAATTGCTCTGTTACCACCAAGAGCAGAATAGACAATATTAGCTGCAAAACTTCCTGATGAAATAACAAGAGAGCCAGCAAAACCAGTCCCTGATACTGTAAAATCTATTTCAGGTTTAGAATTGAAAGAATTAACTTTTAGCGTACCAGCATTTACAATACGTGGTTGTTTGGCTGTTGTGGATTGAGTTGCATTTTTACTGTTGCCAGATTGGTCATACCAAGTAACGACAAATCCAGAGTTAGCTCCAACAAAGGTAGCTAAAGTCGCTGTGTCTAAATTAGTTCCTGAAAAACCAATATTCTGTTCTGCATTATCATTAGACCGTCTAACTCTGATAGCACTACCACTATAGGCCGTAGAAATCTTACGAAGGCTGTATGCAGCGCCAACATTAGCTACACTGTCAATCAACAATGGTACGGCAGTTGGCTTACTAACACTAGAAACAGAGATGACTCCAGCTCCAATGAACATTGCTATACCTATACTAATACAAAGCAACAATAAGCGTTGCAGAAGTTGCGGCCATAACATTTTTAGCAAACACCGGTAAGAGTGTCCCCGCTGGTACAGTTAGTGAAACAGCTGCGGAATCATCGACGCATTTAAGGCTAACAACACCTGCGCCGCCTACCCACAAAGCTCTACAACCAGTTAGGTCGGTAGAATCTGATGGAGTAACAGCAGCAACACGTCGAGCGGAAAAAAGAGCGGTTGGATTAGAGGGTGTGAAATCTGGCATAAATTATTCTTTACCTAACGACACGTTAGTATCCACATCGAGTTCCGATGACTTAATTCCCAATCGTTTTAGAACATCTCCGATTGTAAACTTTTCTTTACTCTTAAAACCACTTAAAGCCTGATCTAACGAATCCATCCCAATAAACCGAGCAATTTTGGCCAAGTCATAATCATCGTATTTCAGAAGATAAGGATCATCTGTAGTGCGAGTAATAGAAGTCAGTGGAACAGATTTTTTATTCATAAATTAAAGGGGGCTTTTCACCCCCATCGAAGCTATGTAGCTTTTGTGAACTTGAGATAGAAGTAAGAAGTACCGTTTGACACTACTACAAAGCAGTTAGTATCAGCATCGTTATCTTTTACAACACCTACAAAACCAGCACCAACTGTAGCTGGAGCACCGAACGAAGTCGTAAGCTCTGCCGCTGATGGTGTAGTATCACCTACGTTGTTGATTGCTTGCTTGGTACGAATACCAGCGGCAGTAGCAACTACCTGTCCGGTAGGTGTTACGGTGCCACTGAAAACGCCATCAGCAGTTGCCGAAGCAAGCTCTGCTGGCATACCAAGTCCAATCAATGTGGTTGCGCTTGCCATATTGAAATCCTTGTAAAAAGGGGTGCTGTACTAGCCACCCCATTTAACTAATTTACTCTGAGGTATCCGCTCGATTTCAACTCAACCGTACCAGCACCAACGACAGTAGTAAGTCCTACTACATCTTTGATTACTGTGGTTGAAGCATCATCAGCAATACCGTCATTAGCAGTTGTGTTAAGGTTAGTATCAGCAGCGTAGCTTGCAGCCACTTTGCCTTTGATACCTGAACCAACTCCTCCGCCACCTGGACCGCCGATCCAAACCCAGAGGTATTCGTTGTCTAGTGCAGCTACTTGAGCAACACCTACCTGAAGGTTGTTAGAACCAGCGTTAGTAGTGGTAAGTTCATCAGCCTGTCCATCGTCAGAAATCGCGACGAAAGCATACTGTGCGAGTGCACCATCAGCCTGAACAAAGATGAACTTGCCTTCTGGCAAAGAACCAACAGCGCCAACTGAAGCTGGCAATGGAAGCTCTGTACCTGTGAAGGTTTTCTTGTAATTAACTCCGAATGATCCTGAACCTGACATATTCTGTTACCTCCAAAATTAAGCGTAAATAACAGCCTGAAGTGCAGGAGCAGCGCAACAGAGGTTTCCTTCAACGATAATAACCGTGAAGAAAGCATCTTGATCCACTGG